ATCCTCACCGCATCTAACGGCAACAATCCGAACACTCTGTTCGTGTCCGCTGACGTATTCGGCGATCTGATCGCTTTATCGGATTCCAATGGCCGACCATTGTTCCCGAACCTGAACGCGCAAAACGCTTTTGGCGCGGTCGCAGTCACCAGCGATGTCGGAACTGCGTTCGGCTGCCGAGTCGTGCGTGACCGCAACTTTGCCTCAAACACTCTGATCCTCGGAGACTCTTCAGGCTTTGAGATCTTTGAGTCACAAAAGGGCGCAATCAGCGTGGATGTTCCATCAACCTTGAGCCGCACAATCGCATTCCGCGGTTACTTCGCCACACTCATGATTGACTTGGACAAGTTCGTCAAGGCTTCGTCCTACTGAGCAATCACTGAGATTCTGAGAGCCTGAACCATGTCCACCTTCACTGTCACACATCAGCAGATCACTGACAATGTGTGCGTGGTTCAGACTCTCGAGTCCACCGACATTCTGGTCGGACAAGAGATCACACTCTCAGGATGCGACGCAACGATCAACGGTGTTCACACCGTCTTCCAGATACCGATCTACTACTTCATCGGAATCAACGACGCTGGCGACTACCTCTTTAACGATCAGTTACTGTTTACGAATCAGATCCTCTTCCAACTTGAAGAGGACAACATTCAGCGGTCGGCCGTTGATCCTGTCGGATCACTCCAGTGGACAACACCAACCGAATGTCAATGGTCAGATCTTGCCGACCTCACCGAGTTCTTAGGTATTGCTGGAGCAACTGCTAACGACACCGCATTCATGACCACATCGGTCAACGCGGCGAATGCTTGGTGTTTCAAGCGAAGGTCTCAAGCGGGCTACAAGGATGATCTGGTCAATGTTCCCGATGCGGCCGTTCTCTCGGGCGTGGTGTTAATGGCGGCCAGCCTATATCGAGAAAGAGGAAGCATTGACTCCTTCGCCAGTTTCCAAGACATGACGATCTCCGCACCAGTCGCATCCATGGGGCGCATCAACTCGCTTCTCGGCATCAAGAGAGCGCAAGTGGCATGAGATGCCAGCGAACCTTCTCTACAACTCGGCCGTCATCTACGACACCGAAGATTACACCTACTCCGGCATGACTATCACCGAGGGCATATTCCGTGACACCATCACGGTGATCTCCGACTCTTTGAGTGCGCTCGCTCTCGTACCAGTGACAGACCCACGCAACGCACGACCGCTTACCGTGTTTGTGGAACTTCCCACCTTCAGCGCATTCAACAATCAGATCGCCGACATCACTTGCGACATTCGAGTCCTCGGTGCGCCACCCGGCAACCAAGACGCAACTAACTACATTCTCACAGTGGTGGACACCATCATGGATTCTGAGATCGCAGTCCTCTCAGGATCACCAAGCATCGCCCAGATCGGCTCACAAGAACTTCCCGCATACGACCTCACAATTCGGATCGCTGCCCAGCGAATCCCTTAAACAAAGGAAACAAAAATGGCAACTACCGCAACCACATATCTATCCAATCCGACCGTCTTCATCGGAGCCGTGGATGTCACCGCAATGTGCAATTCGGCCGTCTTGACAGTGGGCTACGATTCTCTGGAATCCACATCGTTCGGCGATCTCGGACACTTGTATGTGAAGGGCCTTCAGTCCGTCGGTGTCGAGTTGACACTGTTCGACTACTACGGCGCAGGATCAGCAGAAGCAACACTCTTCGCCGCAGTCGGCACAGGCACCACCACTCTTGTGATCTCCCCAGCGGGCTCATCAGAATCGGCCACCAACCCTGAGTACACAATCAGCAACGCGATGATGGCGACCTTCACACCGATCAACGCGACCGTCGGCGAACTGTCCATGATCCAAGCATCCTTCACTGGTGGCACATTCGCACGCGACATCACCCCATAATTAAAAGGAACCCGACATGATTGGAATGACGTTACGAGTAGAGATGCTCAACGGTGAAACACATGAGGCCCCGGTGACCTACGGTGTCGCATCGCGTTGGGAAGACCAACACCCACAAACATCGGTGTCCAAGTTCTTGGAAGACATGAAGTTCAAGCAGTTGGCATGGCTAGCGTGGGATGCGTTACGAACAAAGAAGATCACAGTCAAAGTCTTCGGACAGTTCTTGGATGAAGTCGGAGACATTACCTTCATCCCAAAAGCGGAGGGAAAGTCGGAAGGGCCACCAACCTGATCGCACAGTTAGCGGTGCGCACAGGGATCAGCCCGTTGGATCTGATGGAAACACCGCCACAAATAATAGATGAGATGATCCGTCTCATTGTTGAGCAGAACGAGAAACGCTGATGGCACTGGAGACAAAGGGATTCGCCGAGACAATGCGAGATCTTGGCAAGATTGAGCCTGCGATGAAGCGTCAGGTCATTAAGGACATTCGAGGCATCGTAAAGCCCGTAGTAGATATTATAAACGCTCGTATTCCTTCTCAGGCTCCTCTCTCTGGTATGAACCATAACGGCCGCACAGGATGGGGCAATGTCAAGAAGGTAGCCGTCAAGATTGATCTGCGCGCTCCTCGTAGTCGGCCCGGCACAGGTACCCAAGGCGCGAAGCAGATGTCTCTTGTTCGCATCATCACTAAGGGCGCACCAGTCGCCATTGTGGACATGGCAGGCAAAGGTGGAGGACTGAAGTCTCGCCGAGAGTCTAAGTATCAGAGACCGAACTTCGCGTCAGCGTTAGATCGTCTGGCCAGCCCTTCGCGCTTTATGTGGAAGGACATTGATCAGTCAATCGGGATCATTGAGGACAAACTTAAGGACACGGTTGACAAAGCGGTGTACGCCGCCAATAAAGAATTGATGAAGGTGCGCTAATGGCAATCAAAATCCCAGTCATCACGGAGTTCTCGGACAAAGGATTGAAAGCCGCTAAAGCAGCGTTCGCTAACTTCAAGACCGATGTCTCAAATGCGACTGGCGCAATGAACAAATTTAAGGCTGGATCCAACGCTGCTCTCAGCGCAGTGAAAGCGAACGCTGGAGCATTGGCACTCGCTGGAGGAGCGGCCATCGCAGGATTCGCGATCAAGGCCATGAACGCGTTTGAGGATCTTGCCATCGCGTCTGGAAAGTTCGCTGACGCTACCGGGCTATCCGTTGAGGAGGCTTCACGGTTCATTGAGGTCGGCGGTGACATCGGCATTGAGGCTGGGGTCATTGAGTCGGCGGTCGGCAAGATGAACAAAGTGCTTGGTCTCACGCCTGACTTGTTCAAGCAGTTAGGTGTGGAAGTTGTCCGCTCGAGCGGCGGTGTCACTGATGTCAACGCGACCTTCCTCAATGTGATCCAACGGTTGAAGGACATCAAAGATCCTGCGCAACGCGCCGCGACCGCTTCGCAGTTACTTGGCAAGGGTTGGCAGGGCATGGCCGAAATGATCGCCATGGGATCGGACTCAATCACCAAATCATTGGATGAAGTCGCTAATGCGAAAGTGATCACTGCCGACGAACTTCTGCGGGCGAAAGAACTGCGCGCCGCGAAAGATCGTTGGAATGATATGTGGGAAGGCTTTATCATTATTTCTGGCAACGCTCTCTCCAAAATTGCTTTGGATGTAGATAGAAGTTTGTCAGGTGGCTTTGACAATTTTGCAAAAAGTGTGGTAAGCGGTGAAAGGGAATTAACACAAGCACAATTTGATGCGATTAGAGGCATCAAAACAGTCACCGTGGACACCGCTCGTCTCGCTGATATGTATGCAGGCGCGTACGGCCCACGGATCAAAGAAGCGCGAGATGCGACCGCCGCTCTCACTGAAGAACTACAGAACCAAGAAGACGGTGTTTCAACACTGACAACAGAGTGGCAAACCTTGCTCAAGTCTCTGGACACCACCGAGGCGTTCGCCAACCTTGAAGAATCGCTCGGCGCAGTGTACGAGGCAGGCATCAAAGCGTTTGGCGGCGGTGCCGAAGAAGTTGCCAAGTATGAGCAAGAAGTCAGAGACCACATTCGAGCAGTCGCCGACCTTGCGACCGCTTTGAGTCTGACATTTGGTGAGCAAAACAAACTTAAGATCTTTGTGGACACTGGCGACCTTGCGGCCGCTGACGAATACCTTGCAAGAATCCAGAAAGGCTTCGGTGTGGATCTCGG